TACCCCCACTAAAATCAGTATATTTAATATCATTAATCGTATATGCCGTATATTGTGGGGTATTTTCCAATATCTCCCCCTCCAATTCTGATGTTAGGTCAATCATTGTTCCAGTCGGTGGTAGCCCTCCAGAACCATATTGTATGAAAAGATTTAAGTTGCTGGTAGTGGTGTGTCCAGTCACTTCAAAAGGAACGGTTACATAGTTAAAACTAAAAAAGTCATAAACGTCAGGGTTACTATCCCCACTAAAGATATAATTCTGCAGTACTGTATCACACCCTATTGGGTCACCAAAATTTGGTGGTTGTATTTCTACCGTGCCGTACGGATTAGGAATAACCACACTTCCATTATATGGGAGTTGTATAATTTTACTAATTCTAGTCGTACCCCATGGGTTAATCTGCTCTAAAGTTAGTTTATACTCTCCAGGTGTCAGATAAGTGTGGGTCAGTGAGGTTTGTTGTAGTGTTAGATTACCTGACTGGCCGTCTCCCCACAATATTGTATAATCAGAAAAGGTTAAAAATCTTTTAAAATCTACATCTGATGTATTCGTTACCGTCATAGATAAACCATTCCCAACATATATAAAATTATTTATAACATCTCTTTGTAAGACTAAACCGTCCCAAGGTGTATAAACTCCAATATCATTAAAGTCTTCTGTAATAATTATGGGTACCGTAACCCCTGTTATACATGGTGGGGGGTCGGGCAAGTCCTGTTGGAGTGTTTGTGGGTCCGTCCACGTGCCACACCAGTAATTATCCCTAACTTCACCATTCCAATAATCACACATGCCACTATTGTAAAAATAACAATTTAAACAATTCTGTCCTTGTGGCACACCAAAAGACGTTTCATTAACATACCCTGGTGGTAGGTTAGGGGGAATTGATTCCGTTTCACCAGGATAAAATTTTCTTTTTATTTTAAATTTATATTCTTCCATACTAGTATGGTGCATTGAAATATTGATAAAAGTTTATGGGGTTACCACTGTTTTCGCCTACTCTAGTACCATCACTAGTCTTGTAGATGGTATATTGAAACCTATCTTGATTTAAAACTACCCTATAATAATAATAGGTTTCCTTGGAAATGCTGTAGGGTTGAGAAGTGTCACTATCAATAGTCATTTGGTTCTCATTAATGAGTTGTGTGACCTCTCCTGTTTTTGCATTGTAAAATTTACAACTCATATAAAACACGTTAAGGTCTATTAATTTTTTTTCCTTTAACCAATAAATAAAGTAACCTTCGTTATTATTAACTGGGTCTAACTCAAATTCAGGTGTAGGGCAGAATTGTTCACCTTCGGGTCTACAGTTCCACCTACCATCTAGTTCATCCACTGGACATTGCACACTTAAGGTGGGCCGTAACATTTTATTTCCGTTCATAGGGTTTATTATTATACTGATGAATAATTTTTGTTTTTTCCTATCCATACTATTGTATAAGTCTAATTTAAAGAAGCTTTTGGTGAAATTTTTATTACTCTTATATGTCTCCTCAGGTGTAAATGTCTGAAAATCGTATCCGTACCATGTGTTGGGGGTTGTTGGGGTTGCGGGTAAATATATGGGATTGTCACTATATTGTGTCCAAAAGTCTTCTATCCCAGGTGGGCACGGTGGGATATTTCCCCACATTGTCACTGGAGTGGGTGTAGATGGGAAATTAGTTGTAAAGGTGTTGAGAATAGAATCTAGACTCCCAAACATAAAATTATAGAATAGGTTAGGACTTGGGTCCCCATTCTCTAAAGGCGCGTGGGTATATCTGGTGACCTCATAATCCCTTTTAATTCCCACAAGTTTGTCGATGGTTTCATCCTCATAAACACCAATTAAGTCTTCCCTACCTACTTCATCATAACTTTGACCCAAAGGAAAAAGTATTTGACGGTCGTAAACCCCATCTTTAATCTGATTAACTCTCAATTTTAATTTATTCACAGCCATCTATTACAAAATTTTCTAAAGTATTATTTGCACCACTTAAAGATATTGTGGAATTAGAGTTAAACGCTGTACTCCTAACGGTACGAGAAGTAAAAAAATCTATGTCCCTTTTAGGGTAATGTGCAGCATTTAAAAAAGGATAATCCACACCGTTACCACCCTCAACGAACCCGATTTCGTAGATGTCCCTCCATTTCCAAGTTTTTTCCAGTTCAGAGTAGGTGGAATAGTCTGGGATATTCGCAACCTTCTTCGGGTCTCCAGATTCAATATAGTCCGAATAAACTCTTATCGGTACAGGGTAGTGGGGAGTATAAACGTATCCTTTACTCCCATCAAAAATGTAAGGATTAAAAGTAAATTTATGTTTTATTTTAGAAATAGTTCTTTCCTGTAGTTCCGAAGTATTATATTCAGTAAATGCTCCTCTTAACTTATCTCCCGGAACTAATGGTTTTCCAGACTTTAAACTTCCGGGGACAATGGGGAACTGTTCATTATAAATTACCCCACTGACTACTTGGGGGTCACCAGGTGCCCCTTTTACTGTGTTACCTACCACTGTCGTATCTTCAAAACTGTAGGGAAAATTCCATTCCCAACCATACTTAGGTGGGTAATCAAAATACCCTAAGTTGTTTCTTAAAAATATACTCACATAGAGGGTAGTGATAGGTCTTTTTAAATTATCTAAATATCTTTTAACATTTATATCTTTTGTAAAAGTATAAAGGTATGTTGGGTAAGCTTGTTTAACCGCTACCCTATCTTCAGCGTTTGGGGTTTCGGTACTGGATTGGAACTTTTCTACCTTTTTAAATATTCCTTCAGCGAATCCACATTTGGTTATCTGATAATCTTCTACATTAGTTATTATTTCATGAATTAATACATAATAATTAGATAGGGTGGTAATATCCCCTTTAACTATCTGTCTTCTAAAGACACCCATAGTGCCGTCACTTATGGGGTTGAATCCGACATCCACTTGGGGTATATATAAGTTGAAAACAAACTTAGTAGAGTTTCTATTATTGTTGCCTACACTATATACAGGATATGTGTTAATTCCGTTCGAAAAACTATAAGGAAGTGGTGCTTTTATATCTAAAACCACGTACTCCCCCTGTGTTAAACCGTGGGGGACGGGACATGTGAATTCTAATAAATTTTTACCACCAACCGTTTTATTAGTAATATGGTAGGGTATGCCCTCAAATGCCATAAAAGCCATCACAGTACCACCTTCTTCCCACATATAACTCATCTCTTGTTCTTCATGACATGTCGTAGGAATTGTTATATATAAATTCCAATTAGTTTCATCATTAACCGACTCATCCACATCATTTCTTACAAAATCAAACTCCGAAAAATCTGGATAACCTATAAAATTTACTGAGTTTGGATTTTGACTTAAATAAGGTGAGGTCAAATACATGTTATAGATAAGATTAGACATGGTTTGGTCTGCTCTTCCTGAGTAAGCGTTTTCAATATAGGGTTGGAGTTTACCATATATCCTATATAATGAAAAATTTTGTCTTTCATCATTAAAACGTTCAGCTAAATTTAAGGGGATTGTAATATCGCCCTCTATTAAATGCCTATTAGTATCTTCTAAAGTAATATTTAGGACGGTGTCCACTAATGGAGCCCCCTTATACTGTTTATCTGGTGGTATAAGTTTATAGTTACTCTCCATCATCTTTTGGTGGTAAGTATTCGTTTATGAACCTTTCGTAAGCGGACCCTCCTTGACGGAGACCAAAATAAAAATACAACCCAGTTCCCAGTCTGAAAGTTCCTGTTTGTGATAGAGGTGGGTCAGTAGCTGGTGGTAAGGGGACACTCATAAAATAACCTAACGGAGGTAATGTCCCCCCATCATAATAATATGGTGTTGCCCAAGTCCCATCATCACCCTCACTGTCTGGGGCTTGGTATAGTATCCCTTGTTGGTTTCCTTTTACACTTACGTTACCCCAATCATAGTCGTTATCCCAATTACCATAACCTACATTAGACCTCCACCCATAATAAGGTATTACTTGGGTGTTTTGGGACCCATTTACCCCACCCTGAATACATTTTATTAGGTCCGTATCTCTAGGCATTAATGATATTCTGGTAGAAAACCGAGTAATGGCATTAGCGGAGTCCTCACCCGGGACACCAAAGTTAGTGTACCACGGAGTAGTAGTACCGTAATACGGGTCAGTTTCGTCACTCGTATAAACTGATATCCCCATTTGGTTATTTGTCGCTAGTGTTTGTGCGATACCACCATCTATCGCTCTATTCCTTCTGTCACCAGGATTACTGGAGGTACCGTTACTTCCCCATCTTCTATTCCCCAAATTAACGTTCATATTGTTACTGGGAGCGTCGTCAGAACCAAAGAACTTATTTATTCCAGCCCAGTTAAAAGAATAATACCCATCTCCATTCACACTTATTACACTTATTTTTCTTTCTATAATCATACCCAAAAGCTCGTCAGTGGGTTGGAAGCTACTAGGTTTTAATTTCTGAATAAAGATACATTGGTCACTGTCTTCAATATTTTCTTCACATAGTTCCAATATGCAAGGGTCCAATGGCCCCAAATCTGTTATGGTAGTTGGGAAATTTATGCCCTTATGTTCCGCGGCGGGTCCGACCCCAACATCAACGTTGTGATTATAATCGATAAATTCAGATAATTCGTATGGGCAACTTCTATAATAGAAGAAACTACCCGTACCATCATCCATATGTTTAACTACCCTATCACAATAGTCCGTAGTGGAGTTGGGCGTAGGTAGGCCACTAGTTGGGTTAATCTTTAGTTGTTTTGTTATGAACTTGGGGTAATATAAGGTACCGTTAATCCAATTATTACTAAACTTCATATTAAATACTCCTTCACACAAACCTGTATAGATATTAGCAAGAATTCTCCATTGATTTAGACTCACATATATTTTATAAACACTATCTATTACTGCTATTAATACCGCCATAAGTCCAAGACTTAAAGCGACGTACGTTCCGATTGCCCCAACATTAAAAGGGATGAAACAAAATGCAGTAATCGCACTGAGGGCAGTGATATAGGCGACCATTACACCATCCCTAAACTGGAGAACATAACACCCTTTAGGGTGGTCGTTTTGTTTGCCCTTCCAAAACCAAGCGTTGTGCTCCTTAAACCCCTCCATATATCGTTCCCCATTACAATTATTTACACTACCGGGGTCGTCACCAATCGTCTCTTGTTGGACCCTATCACTAGGGTTCATTAACCCACTTATTAGTGCATAAGGATTAAATTTATAAGCCGTGCCACAGAAACATGGTTCACAGTTAGGGTAATTATATAATTGTCTTACCACATAAAAATTCTGTACCATACTAATACCCACAGGTATATAAATAAGTCCTACAGATAAAATTACTGCGAAGATAGCCGAAATCAGGTCTGCTATGAAATTAGACATAATCGCGGCACCTACAGGTGCATTAATAACCGAAGCGGATGCTATGCCCGCAGTGGTTATTAATGACATCACCGTAGTGCCTCTAAGAGCCTGATTACCAAATGATTGGACCATCATTAACAGTTGTATTCCAATTATTAAAGCTGTGAGTGTAAGTGTTATTACTTGTAATAATCTAGTAATTTGCATAGTGGAAAACCTAGTGGTCCCCCCTCTAAACGCATCACTTACAGGAAATTCTTTAGTGATGTCCGTACATCGGCTTTCTGCAGGTGGGTTAATGGTTTTAATCCCTAGGAATCTCCACCTACTATTAGCTGTTCTATTGTCTTCGCTGTGTATCACATTTTTTCGATAATTATCTATAAAATTAGCGACTGTATATACTCTATTAGGTGCAAACTCATAAAAATAGTCAGCACATTGATTTGCGGGAGAACCATAGATATCAGTAGGTGTAGTCACTTCTGGATAATCTTCTAATTTGTCTGAAAAATTATAGGACCTATCCGTTTGGGTTGGGTCTGAGTATTCTCTTAGGTTAGGTACTAAATATCTTCCGCTTCTAACTTCCCCACCTGTCCCATCGAAAGAAATTCTAAACCTATATTTAGCCTTTGTAGGTATCCCAACCTTAGGGTCGTCTGACACTATATTTTGCCCGTATTCGTTGGTTATTAAGAAGTCTAGGTTCATTGGTAGTTGGGTTACCCACGCACCATTTCCGTCAATAACCTTACCACCATTATCTAAATTAAACTTCTCCAGTTTAGTTGTACACCCATCATCTTCTTTCAATATCGTGTGCCTAATCGCTTCAATGGTTCCAGTACCTGTAGTAAGATTACATAACTGACCTTGTCCTTTGGTTGGTACCCCATCTATTGAGACGTAATTACTATCATCATCAGTAATAATAGAACCAATAAAAGTAGAACTCGGAACTATCTCTACACCCGAGTCTCGTAAATCAAAATCTACTCTAGTTATCCCCACCCCACATAGTTTCTCATCTCCCCAAAAAGGGACCACTTCTATGGCTTTATTTTGTAAAGATATCTGAGGCAATGTGTCCAGATTTTCAGAAGTTTTAAATTCTAACGCACTTTCAAACTTAGAAGCACTCACTCCTTGCCTTATGAATTGATACGGTCTCATCGAATAACACCCTATGTCACTAACATCTATACTTGCGTGTATGGTTTGATTACCTAGGGGTATCCCCCACAACATGTAATCACCACTTTCATTAGTCTTAGTGGTGTACTTATAGTATTTTTCAAATACCTCTAATATTACAGGGTTATTGATTACCTCTTCTGGAGTAAAAAAGTTTCCAGTGGCATTGTGGTTACAACTTTCCGAAATTTTAGGTAATAGATTATACCTATAACCCTCTTCGTTTTTATCACTAATTTTTTTAAAAGGGTATAGTTGTGAAATTACTTCATCTTCCGCATCCTCATCAGTAATAGGTATAAAAATAGAAACCTTAGCGTTAGGGATACCAAAGCCACCATTTGCTTGAGCACGACCTACGACCACGCCATAATCAGCACATGTCCTAGAATAGGCATCTGATTTGACAATTTTTAAACTTAATATTTCTAATTGGTCAAAGTCTTGTTCTAAATTAACAAAAATATTTTTGTCTTCATTAGGTTTTGCTTTAATCCTATAAGATTTAGACATACTTGATTCTTTATAAAATAAATAGTTATTTACTCAAAATCAAATTTAATCGGAGATTAAAATATGTAAACGAATTAGGTTACTGTTGTTTGATTTGTTGATTTTACTCGTACCACAACATCTTTGGTTGCGAACTTAACTTGAAATGATTGTGTTGGTTGTGCAAATATCACCCCATCAATCAATTCTACCTGTTTAGTTTCGGGGTTTGAGTATCTTTGGGACACTTGGTTACTGGAGTACTCACCCCCGACTTTATTGTAGATTCTTAAGTCTATTAAGTTTTTTACACCATCTTGAGCAGCAAGATTTTTAATTAGTTCCCCCACAAAAATATCTGTCCCCATTTCTCTATTCTTAGGAGCAAAGAAATCATTTGTAGCATTAATTATATTAGTGATAATAACACCACTATTAAATGAAGGGTCAATTAATAAATCCACTTCTAAAGATAGGTCAATTACTTCTGCCGGTTGGATGGTTATGTAGTCGTTTAACATCCTATAATCTGACAAATATTCACTTATATTGTTCATTAGAGTAGTACTCACATTAGACGTTAAAGTACCATCTGTATTGTAGGAAAGTAGTTTCACCATTACTTTATTTTCTACTTCCATGACACCACACTTAGCGGGAGCACCGAAAACTGAAGGCATTGTATCTATTAGTACCTTATAGTCAGATAAGGTTACAGCTCTTTTTTGAGAAGAAAAATTAAATCCAATGTAGTTTCTAATCTCTTCCACTGTAGGTTGGTTAGCTCCTCCAATTGCCGCAGTAACGTTGTTTACACTTAACGACTCACTTACTGACCTATTTAGATTAACGTTAGGCCCATTAACAACAAAATCTATAGTCCCAAAACTATTCACAGTATTTGGTCCAATATTTGTGGATTTACCACCACCGACACGATACTGTATGAATAAGGTAGTATTAGCTCTAGGGGAAAGACCTAAAGATAGGTTATTCATATACCTACTTAAATCCATGGTAAACCCTTGTTGTGTAAAGTCGTCTAAACTCTCTTGCCCACTACTAGTACCACCACCCATTGTAAGATAGAAAAACCCTTCGGGTGTATACTCCGTAATAAATCTTTGATTTACGGGTTTCCACTTACCCACTTTAACTCCAGGTAAATCAGAAGGTTTACTAGTGTCCACGACAAAAACTTTATCTTGAGCTAAAGCATCCACCTCATACCATTTATTTTGGGAGTTAATGAATTCAGTAGCTTTTGGGACCGCTTGTATGTTGGTTCCGTCTTTTTGGAGTACTCCGGTAACACCTAAAACATTTTTTTCTGGTAAATATATTTTTAAGAATGGTAACACATCACTACCACTAATTACTCTTTTAAAGACTTTAGTTATGCCATTTATAACCACTTCTCTTTTTGTGATAGTATAACTAACTATATTCCCATTATTGTTAAAATTAGGTACTTTAGTTCTATTGGGGAATCCTGTAGCGTCAAATGGTACCGAAAAATCAACATCGTGAATGTTTTCAAATACTTGGCCGGCCCCCTTAGCTTGTGACCCTCTTCTTAATGTGCCTAAATACCTAAAGTCTTCTTTATCACCTCCTCCTGACGTTTGTAGTACTGGTACGGTTATGGTAAAATCACAAACCGACACGGAAGGTCTAGTCCCGGGTATTTTTAAACCATAAGTCCTAGCGATATTATATATTGATGACCTTTGGTTAGCATACTGAAGGACTGTTTCTTGAAGACTTCTATCTATATGGTAATGGAGGTTGTCCCCTATTGCAGCATTTAAATCTAAAAACACTGAAAATAGAGAGGCGTCATTAGCATTTTGGATGAGGTCTGGGTATTGGTCCTGAACGTAGGTTAGAAGCTCTCCCCTTAACCCCACAAAGTCTCTCTCAGAATATGATATTTTATTATTAGCCATTATTAAATATTAATTATTACGAAGTCTCGTGTTTCAAAAGCATCACTAGTTATGGTAAAATCAATCCGCACTTTAGCGGTATGTTCTTTAGTCCCTTGACCCGCAACCCTATATACTCTAGGGTCATTATCCGCAACTATCGTCCCAGGTAGTTCTTCAGTGTCTAAGGCACTTGTCACGTCAATACTAGTTATCTTAAGATTAGGTATGTATTTTATGACTTGTTCTCTAATTTCCGCTTCGATAGACGAAAAAGTAGGTGAGTCAAGAGGTTCAAAAATATACTCATACAGAGAAGTTCCGAAATCCGGTAAGAAATACCTACTTCCTTTTCTAGTTAATAGTAGATGTATTAAATTAGCTTTAATTTCGGCTTCAGGAGTTTCTGTCATTTTCAAATAGTCACCATACGCACTATCTTGAAAAGGAAAATCTATACCAAACGTCTCTCTTTCTACCATGAGTTTTATTTATAAATATTAGGTTTTATAATTCTAAACTGAAAGAGACATAACTTCTTTATTGTATATGTGTGGTTTACATAGAAATCCGTAATTCTCTGCTAATACAGTGACTACGGATTTAATTACCTTACCGTTTCCAGTAATTACTTCTAAATTTTTTGTTTTATATAACTTATGGTCACACAAAAAACTATCAATAACACCATACATCTCATCAATTTTATAACCGTGTAGGTCCAACGTACACATCTTCTCTGAGTTCTTTATTAGATTTTTGGTATGATGGGAAATAGGGGCAATGTTTACATTTTCCACCACAACAAGAACCTCTTTTTATATGGTATTTTTCTGTTAATACCATTAAGCCTTTATCATTCAAATAAAAATCTTCTTTTTCAAATTTTTTTTTAAACACATAACATATAAATACTAACCACCCTAACTAACCCAATAACCTACCTCTTTCAACCCTAAGACAATATGGTATATCTATACCTCTAGTTTAATTTCACTTAAATCCACATCTATTTCACAAACACCACCTGCACAAGCCAATTCTCCAGATAAATTAGTGTTATCATCTAACTCGATAACTCTAGTTAAGTCAATGTCCATTAACGATTCCATCATTTCATCATATTTTTCTTTAGTAATATCTTCAAATGGTGCCTGGGTATACGTACCTCCATTATAAGGCAGTACCGATAATCCGTTATAGTGTTTTCTATTTTCCCACATCCACTCACCAGCAGCATCCCATTCGTGGTTTCTTAATGAAATAGTAGCTGACACATTATGTGTGTTAGAACCTTTTCTATGTCCAACTTTTACCCATTCTTGAGCTACTTTTTTTACTCTTTCTAGTAGTTGGAATGGGGATTCTGTCCTTAGGATTGACCCATCTGGAGATTTCTGAGGAATGGATATTACCGCGGTATCATGACCTCTAAAATAATCATCTTCAATCAATTCTGGATGATTTTCACTCAAATAACCATACATAGATTCATTTTTACCTACTCTAATTCTCCTAATATAATAATCATTATGCCATGCATGGATGCCAGATGACGTACCTAAGGTTAATGATGTAGTGCCCGCTGGTTTTACTGTAGTACATCTAGCTGATTGGTTTATTCAGATTAACCTAGAGACTCTACTATTTTCTCTTTTTACTAAGCTTGCTGATTTTGACATGTCGTAATCCAATACTTTACCAGAACCAATTCCAGTCATAGAAACACCAATTAAAGCATCTTTTTCTGTGGTCTCTTGCCATATTTCTCTCAAGTAATGGAAAGAGGTGTACCCCGCCTGTAAGGTCCCAATAAACGCAGCTGCTTTAACTCTTTCATTTAAATCTTCCTGTGACACTATGTTTGAAACATTAACCTCACAGAGATTGCAGAACTGGTTAGGTCTCAACGCAATTTCACAACAGGGGTTTGTCCCCCAATCTTTGTCATTGTTAAAGTAAATTCCTGGTTCTCCAGCACCTGACAATTCTACTCTTTGCCATAACTCCATAAAAAACTCTTTAGTAATTTTATGTCTCATTAGACACGCAGAATTATTTGCTCTACCTCTCTGTGGGTTCAATTCCCACCAATTACCAGCTTTACCCCCAATCATCTCATCATCATCAGCTGAAAATAAAGATATTAAAGCTGCCCTTCTAATTCCTCCCGCCAATACAGCATCCGCGATATGACAAATAATATCATGTACTTCTAATGTGGATAATTGTTCACCATTTTCTTTTGATTCCAATATACCTTCCACTTTAAGTAGGCATTCTTTTAGTGGTTGGGGTCCTGGAGCTTTACCACCAGAGGTTATAAGCCTTGCCCCTTTTGGTCTAATGTCTGAAAAGTCAAATTCGATTCTAGAACACACACCATTCATATACGATTTCATTAAGACTTTAATTGCGTCTGCCCAACCTTCAATAGAGTCCCCAATTAAAAATCTTTTCTTTCGTTTTGGGAACGGTTTTTGAATTACTGGTAATTTTACCACATGATGTTTTTGGACTGAGTACCCGACTCCAGTTCCACCTAACAATAAAAACATTGTTTCACTGAACGAGTCAATCGAATCTATCGGTAAGTAAGCACAATTGTAAATTCTATTAGGAGAGATTTCAATAGGTTTTCCACCGAATTGCATCGACCTCATCGAAGGTAATATTTTTTTACTGTACACTAATTTATACTTTTCTTCAATTTCATCTTTTAGTGTGGGGTACTTTTTAATATGCATGTTTTTATTTCTAG